TTTATACACATGTTACTCTGGATAACAACCGTTGGATCTGGCACCAGGAAGTAGACGATAAGATCCTTCCTAGGTCTATGGGTAAAGCACCTGTTGATGCTAACCCCTGGCTAGTCCTCCGCTTCAACCACGTTGATGGTGAAGTGTATGGACGTGGACGTGTCGAAGAATTCATCGGTGATCTCAAGTCACTTGAAGCACTGTCACAAGCCCTCGTGGAAGGCAGTGCAGCAGCTGCTAAGGTAGTATTTACTGTCAGCCCCTCCAGCACCACCAAGCCCGCTACCCTTGCCAAGGCAGGGAACGGAGCTATCATCCAGGGTCGCCCTGATGACATTGGTGTTGTCCAGGTAGGCAAGACAGCTGACTTCCAAACTGCTTACCAAATGGTAGGTACGTTGTCACAGCGATTAAGTGAAGCATTCCTTATCCTTAATGTAAGGAATAGTGAGCGTACTACTGCTGAAGAAGTTAGGATGACACAACTTGAACTGGAACAGCAACTCGGTGGACTATTTTCCCTGTTGACTGTTGAGTTCCTGGTACCTTATCTCAACCGTAAACTCAGTGTTGCTCAGAAGACAGGAGAGATTCCTCGCCTGCCTAAAGGCGGCATTGTTAAGCCTACCATTGTCGCAGGTATCAATGCATTGGGACGTGGACAAGACCGTGAAAGTCTTGCTCAATTCCTTACTGTTATTGCCCAAACAATGGGTCCTGAAGCTCTTCAAACTTACATCAATCCTGAAGAAGTTGTCAAGCGTCTTGCTGCAGCACAGGGTATTGATGTGTTGAATTTGGTCAAGAGTATGCAGGAACTTCAGCAAGAGCAACAGGCTGCTATGCAACAACAACAGCAGATGGCTCTAGCTCAACAAGCGGGTCAACTAGCTTCTGTGGATCAGAGGCGTGAACAAGCTGCTATGCAAATGATGCAGCAAGAACCCGAACAAGCACCACAACCACCTCCACCAATTGAATGAGCGAAACACTTACGATGAATGAAACTCCTGCAGATCAGCCTGCGTTGAATGCAGATGAGCAGGAGTCCTTGGCTATTGCTGAAGCTAACGAAGCTGAACGGCAACAACTGCTTGCAGGTAAATTCAAAGATGCTGAATCACTTGAGCAAGCCTACCTTGAACTACAAAAGAAACTAGGAGAACCCCGAGAAGATGTACGGAACCAAGAAGACAACGAAGAAGCCGAAGCCGGTGAAGAAGTAGAAGACGATGAAGCTGACGCACCATCACAAGAAACACTAACTGAAGCACAAGCCCAGGAATTGTTTAAAATGGTTGGTGGTGAAAAAGCTTATCAATCTATGATCTCGTGGGCTGGTCAAAACTTGAGTCGTGAAGAGATTGAAATGTACGACTCTGTTATGGGTCGTGGTGATCCGAACTCTATTTACTTTGCAGTCCAAGCCTTGAATAACAAATACTCAGAAGCAGTTGGTAATGACGGACAACTTATTACTGGACGTGGTAACACAGATAGTAGATCAGTTTTCCGTAGTCAAGCGGAACTTGTGCAAGCTATGAGTGACCCTCGTTACGATAATGATCCTGCATATCGTCAGGATGTTATGCGTAAACTTGACCGCTCTGACATTGACTTCTGATGAACGACACAAACATTTGGGCTAAAGAACCACCTATTATTATGACTGACCATCCTTACGGTATCCCTCACAATGAGCGAGCTGAACAGCTTAACGGTCGCCTGGCTATGCTTGGGATCATGGCTGCTCTTGGCGCTTATGCATTGACTGGACAAATTATTCCTGGTATTTGGTAATGCCTTTAAAGAAGGGTAAATCACAAAAGACAATTTCTGCTAACATCCGTCAGCTAACTATTGAAGGTTACCCTTCTAAGCAGGCAGCAGCCATTGCTTATAGTAAAGCTGGTAAATCTAAGAAGAAAAAGTAATGGCTAAGCCTGGTCTCTACGCAAACATCCACGCTAAGCGGATGCGTATTAAACAAGGCAGTGGTGAGAAGATGCGGAAGCCTGGCTCTGCTGGTGCTCCCACTGCTGCACAGTTTCGTAAAGCAGCTAAAACTGCAAAGAAGAAGTAATTGAAGGGCCTTACATCTAGCGAGCAGTTGTAGGGCTAAATAGAGTAGATGGAGATAAGAAAGTCCTTCGCTTTATTATTATGATTCCTATCCTAACTACTCTGTCAGTCATTAGTTCTTGGTATGGTCCTGGATTTCACGGGAACCTTACTGCTAATGGTGAACGGTTTAATCAACAATCCCTTACTGCAGCACACAAGACACTCCCCTTTGGGACACGCCTCAAGGTATGTTTCAAGCGGTGTGCCATTGTTAGGGTAAATGATCGCGGTCCTTACATCCATGGAAGGTCACTCGATCTCAGTAAAGGTGCGGCTGATGCAATCGGTCTCACTGGCTCTGGAGTTGGACGGGTACACGTAACTCGACTTAACTAACTTCAATGACAACTGCTATTGCAGCTCCCCGCTCTCAGGAGACCCCTTGGGAGCTTTTTTGTAACTGGGTCACTTCGACCAACAACCGTCTTTATCTCGGCTGGTTTGGAACACTGATGATTCCGTGTCTCCTTGCAGCTACTATTTGTTTTATCATCGCATTTGTTGCGGCACCACCAGTTGATATTGATGGCATCCGCGAACCTGTAGCCGGAAGCCTTCTCTATGGAAACAACATCATATCGGGAGCCGTCGTTCCGAGCAGCAATGCCATCGGACTACACTTCTACCCAATTTGGGAAGCTAATTCACTTGATGAATGGCTCTACAACGGGGGTCCGTTCCAACTCGTGGTCTTCCACTTCCTCATTGGCATCTATGCTTACATGGGACGCGAGTGGGAACTTAGCTATCGACTAGGAATGAGGCCTTGGATTTGTGTCGCATACTCTGCTCCCGTGGCGGCGGCTTCCGCAGTTTTCTTGGTGTATCCATTTGGGCAAGGATCGTTCAGTGATGCTATGCCTTTGGGCATCAGCGGAACGTTCAACTACATGTTGGTATTCCAAGCTGAACATAACATTCTTATGCACCCCTTCCATATGCTTGGAGTCGCCGGTGTATTTGGTGGCAGCTTATTTAGTGCGATGCACGGCAGCTTGGTTACGTCTAGTCTTGTTCGTGAAACAACTGAACAAGAGTCTCAGAACTACGGCTACAAGTTCGGTCAAGAAGAAGAGACGTATAACATCGTTGCCGCTCATGGTTATTTTGGACGACTCATCTTTCAGTACGCCTCATTTAATAACTCGCGATCACTGCATTTCTTCCTCGCTGCATGGCCAGTGATAGGCATTTGGTTTGCTGCTCTTGGTGTGTCTACGATGGCATTTAACCTGAACGGCTTCAACTTCAATCAATCACTGATCGACAACAATGGTCGTGTCGTTAATACTTGGGCAGATATTCTCAACCGAGCAAACCTTGGCTTTGAAGTAATGCATGAGCGTAATGCTCATAACTTCCCACTTGATCTTGCAACACATCAATCTCCTATCATTGGATAACTATGGCTGATGCTACTCCGTTTGATCCGAAGGTTTCTTCGGTGAATGTTAAGTATGTGACCAACACTGCTGTTAGTCCTGCATTCCTTACTGCATATGGTGAGGCAAATCAAACCCTGACTGAACTGAGCCCTAAGGGTGAGAAGGTTCAGGCTGGTACTCTTGCTGCTTGGCCGTGATGGCTAAAGCAGGTCTCTATGCAAACATCAATGCCAAACGCAAACGTATTGCAGCTGGCAGTGGTGAAAAGATGAGGCAGCCTGGAAGCAAAGGCGCTCCTACTGCTGCACAATTCAAGAAAGCGGCTAAGACTGCAAAGAAGAAGTAAGCAACGTACGTTCATCCCATTGGGACGCATACCGCCTGATCATGGAACGGGGGTCAGGTACTTCTATCCAGAACAATGACTCAAGTCGAAACGGATGCCCGTGTACGGGAGCAGAAAGCTGCTGAAAAGGAGCAGAAGCTGAAGTATCGCGGCGTTGCTTACACACCTAAAACTAAATAACACAACGGAGTCAGGCACCTCAGAGTCGGACCTGGCTCCTATTGGCTATTGGCCTCTACGGAGATAACCTTTAGTCATGACAGTCGGAGAGACGACAAACAAATAAAACAATGAATGCACATGTTTAACCGTGTGAATTCCTAAGCGCTTAGGGAGACTTTACAAAACTCTCTCTTAACTAATAATGGCTACTTGGTCACCTAACCCTGGAGTTGCTCCTAGCAGCACTCCCACCGCAATGGGTAATATCAACAAGACTCCTGGTCTTGGTCTTACTCAAGGCGGTACTGATTACAATAATAAGTACGGCACTTATCTCAAGCTGTTCTCTGGCGAAATGATTAAAGCATACGAATCCGTGTGCATCGCCAAGGACACTGTGCAGAACCGCACCCTGACTAATGGTCGGTCCCTGCAGTTTATCTACACCGGCCGTATGACGGCTGATAAGACCGTCCTGATGGATGACCTGCTGGTGTCTTCGGCTTTCGTCTACGACCTTGATGAAACCCTGGCTCACTACAGCCTGCGCTCTGAAATCAGCGCAAAGATCGGTCATGCACTGGCCGAAGCTTATGACAAGAAAGTGTTCCGTGTGATCGCTAAGTCGGCTCGCACTGCACACCCCATCTCTGCATCTCCTGGTCCTGAGCCTGGTGGTTCTGTGATCAAGCTGGGTGCTGGTAATGAGTACAACGCACAAGCCCTTGTGGATGCCTTCTTTGAAGCTGCTTCCATCCTTGATGAGAAGAATGTGCCCCGTGAAGGTCGTCATGCTGTGCTGTCGCCTCGCCAGTACTACGCTCTGATCAGCCAAGTGGATAGCAACATCCTCAACCGTGAGTATGGTGCTACTCAAGGCAGCCTGAACTCCGGTGATGGTCTCTATGAGATCGCCGGTATCATGATCAAGCGTTCCAACAACCTGCCTTTCATGGCTGGTAATGTGGCTCGTGTTGATGGTGAGAACAATGATTACAGCGGTGACTTCTCTGCCCACTGTGGTCTGATCTACCAGCGTGACGCTGCTGCTGTGGTGCAGGGCATTGGTCCCAGCATCCAGACCACTGGTGGTGATGTGAAGACCATGTATCAGGGCGACCTGATCGTTGGTCGTCTTGCCATGGGTGCCGATTGGCTGAACCCTGCTGCTGCTATTGAACTGCAAGCAGCTTGATTGGAGGCTGAATAATGGCTTCTAATCTTGTTCCAGGCACTCAGAAATACGGAGAGATCGATCCGGCTATTCATATCACCAAATCTACTGGTGGTATCAAGCAACCGGTTCCTGTCGCTTCTATCACTCAGGATCCCTGCCCTCCCGTTGAATATGGTCGTACCAGTGCTGGTTCTCAGTACACTACGACTAACTCTTCGGGTGCAGAAATTCCTGATCAGACACCTCCTGCTGCTCCTTAATAATCATGGCAATCACTACTCGTTACTCTGTTGCCAAGACCGCTAAAAGCTATGACCCTGATGGGGTTTATGCTGTTCTCGGTTCTGTGGTAAAGAGTGAAACGCAAGATATGCGTAGTTCTTATTTCTACGGCACCTCCGTTGGTGGTGACGTATCGAATGGTCCGGCACCGAACACTGCTCGGTTGAACCCGACCACCTGATTTATCTGGCCCTCAGAAATGGGGGCCTTTTTTTCAAAAACATATAACTTCATTGTTATGCTATATTCTACCACTGGCTCTAAGACTGAGCTTCAAGCTGTCAATCAGATCCTGGCGTCAGTTGGTCAGGCGCCTGTAACTGCAATTGATACTGAAACAATTACCGATCAAGATGGTAATTCGGTAACAGTAGTTTCCAACCCGGAAGTTGCGATTGTCTACGATACCCTATGGGAGGTATCAAGGGAAGTTCAGGCTGAAGGCTGGACCTTCAACAAAGAGTATAACTACCCCTTTACGCCAGGTAATGATGGAAAGATTGTCTGGCCGAATAATGTACTGCAGTTAGATTTGTCAGACGATCCATGCTACGTGGCATACCGGCAATACGATACTGTAAAGCGAAATGGTGTTCTTTATGACCGAAGACATCATTCAGATCAATGGAACGATACTGTCTATTGTGATGTTGTTTGGCTATTCGAGTGGGAAGATATTCCTTCACCCATTCAGGATTACAT